GTTTGCATCATCAACTGGTGCTTCTGGTGTATCAGTTTTAGCTTCAATGTCAGCTGTGATATCTTCAACATCAGCATCAACATTATCTTCAGCTGGTACATTTGCCTCGTCTTCTTCAGCTTCGGCCATACCTAAAATAACATTTGGTTCTGGTGCTCTATCATCTTCCATTGCTACGATTGGGAAATTTTCAGATATTGGTTTTCTATCATCGTAATAATTGTAATCAGTAAGTGACTTAAATCTTTTAAGTTCTTCACTTAATAATGCTTTATTTATTTTTTTACTTCTCATTTTAGTTGATTAATTAACTGTAAAATATTGTAATATTAAAATAATAATTGTCTTCCGTCTTCAGTTATTATTTTTTTGTTGATTCTCTCAACTAAACTTTTATCGTTTTTAATGATGCAACCTTCATCGTTACATTCCATGTTTTTATTTTCAGTAGTTAAAAACTCATCAAGTTTATTTTCCAAATTTTGTTTTTTATTATTATCTTCCATGACTATTGTTTTAAATTTTAATTATCTATTTGTATATAAATATCTAATAATCTTATAAAATTCGCTTAATATCGGTTATTACTAAATTATTATTCCTAATTAACAATAATTTATCCTGATATAATGACCAATCTATTTTTACACTCTTATAGTTGATGTTTCCAACGTTTTCAGTATTATAAGTTTCTATTAACTTATTTAACCCATTAATACTGTAAATAGCATTACCTTTTTTATGTACTAATGTGGCATTCGGGAAGATTTCTTTGAAGTTTACTTTTTCACCAAATTTAATTAAAAACTTAAATGTGACCATGTGTTTAGATTCATCATCTGTTTCATAAATAAAAACAGTGTTTTTAGGTATAGAAAAATCAGACTCTAAATAATTTAGAAACCAATCTAACCTATCCTTAAAAATGAAAGATGCTAATAATACTGTTTTATCCATGCTCTATAGAGTACAAAAATGGGATGTACTTGACCTCGTTGTTTAACATGTCAATTACATCCTTGTATTCTATAAGTATTTCTTTATTATCCAAAAATACTGAACAATATGATTTTATTTTACATAATACATCATCAGTATTATAATCCATATATTTTAATAGGGTTAAATCAAGACCATATATGGTTTTTTCAACAAAAATGTATAACATTTTATTGTATAAATACCCAACAACATTTTCATTTTTTTTAATGAATCTAAATGTGTTTTTTAATTCAGTTTCATTTAGTTGTATCAAATCAATAAATTTGTATTCAATGTCTTTAATTAATAAACCATAACAATATTCAGTAAAATTATAAAAATCATCTTCAAAAATATCTCTACGTTCACTCTTTTTGAAAGTCCAAAAAATATTTTCTGATAATTTTTTATCAATAAAGTCCGCATTTGGATTTATTGTCTTAACTATATCCCAACCTACGATTAAAGTTGGTAAACCATCAATAACATCATCCAATGAGTTAACTACTTTAAAGTACTTATCAACATTAATATTACTATGTGTTATTATATTTCCAACAAACATATTGCAAATATAGTAATAATTTATTAATTATGCACTTGGTAATTTAAAATCACCACTTTTTATCATTTTATAAAACTCATTAGCCCTATCGATTCTAATTTTAGGTGTTGTTATTACTTTATCATCAACAGTTAATTGTCCGTTTAATACTTTGCTAACGGAAAAGTCTATGGTACCATAAGTTGTTAATTCACATGTTTGATGGAATATTTTTGCAGCATTTTCAGGTGTTCCAGCGTGTGATTTCAATGCTGCAAGAGTAAATTTAAATAAATCAATTAATTCTGAGTTTAAATATCCGACTTGGGCATCTATTGAATTTACCGCTAATGATTTATCTGTTGAATATTTAAATAACCCTTTTTGTCTATCACTTCTCCATTGAACTAAACCATATGCTCCACAACCTCCACCACCTGTATTATATGACTCTGGTATAAACCTTGATTCAGCATACATATTACCCATAATACCTGATATTGCACTATCACTTAATTTTGTTATTTTCTTTAAACTATTATATACTGTTTTAGTATCTATTTGTACTTTTGGTGCAGTAATTACTTTTGAGCATCCAGCTGGTGGGTTTGAACCATTATCATCTGGATTACCTTGTGTTGCTGGTCTACTATTTTCACCTTTTTCTGTTTCTTCAGTAACTCTTATAGGTGTATTGAATCTAACGTGTAAGTGATTACAGTGACCATCAAGTGTTGCCATTATTTTATTATATCCAGGACTAGGTTTAAATTCAGAATTTAATTCACTTTGTAAACTAGTATCGTTAAACCAAATAATTTCAATAGACCTTTGGTCTGATATTGTGTCACCTTTTTTTGCAGTTTTAACTGAACCATCAGTACTTGTATATTTTATTTCTTTATCACCAGTTAATGTATATTTTCTAAATGGTGTTTTTAATAATCCAGTAACCCATTCTTTTGTATATTTTTTTGAATAGTTACTAGAACCATTATCACTACAATTTGCACCAGCAGCAGTTGATTTACCATAAAATAATTGTCTAACATCAATATCAATACCTTTAGTATGACTTTTATGTGGTGATAATGTTCCACCCCATAATTTAGATGCATCATTATAATAAACAGTATCTGGTGCTGCTGAATTATCTTTATATTTTTTATAAAATTCAAGTGAAACTTTTTGTAATACTTCAACAACTTCTCTTAATGCGTAACTTCTAGCGCCAGATTGTTTTTTCATACCAGTAAATTGTTTATTTGAATTGGTTAAACCAAGTGTATCTTTACCCGTTGGTATTTTACCATCTTGTGTTAACCAGTAGAATTCAATATTTGTATCAATAAATTTAGCACCAGGTGTTGAATTATATCCACCGTTACCGCCACCATCTCTAATGCCAGCGGTACCTCCATTACTACCACCACCAACTAGATTCATATACATTGTATATTTATCAATTAAAGGTGTTTTTGATTTTTTAACCCTATTACCTTTAATTGTTGTCGTCATTGAGTGTGGTTTAATTGAGTGATTTACTTTATAAATCAAATAAGCACCTCTAAACATCGGTATATTATTTAATTGGAAATACATCATTGGTTGAATCATTGCTGAACCCATCATTTCAATTTCAGCACTATATGACCTAGTTTGATAAACATTAAATAAGTTATTACCAGCATACGTTGGTTTACTTTTATCACCATTTTGTGATATATCTTCAATGATTTGTAATGATTCCATTGTTTCAGTAAATTCTCTTTGGTCAAGTTTTACACTTCTAAAATAATTTTGATTTTGTTGTCCGTAATTTACCGCAAATACTGGTACATTAAATTCACCAACTCCAACTTCTTTTGCAAAGTCTTCTTTCTCATCAATCAAATCAAGTCCAGCACCAGATTCATCCATACTTATTGATAACCCATCATCTGGATAAACAGATTCAGGTCCTAAATCTAAATTAGTTGATGATTGACCAACGAATACACAAACAAATGATGGACCAGTACCACTAAAACCAACCTCATCGTTATACGAATATGGTGTAAATACAGTTTTTAATTCATCAACATTATTAAAATTAACAAACGTTGGTAATGGTATAAAGTTAAAGTTATTATCCGTTAATATTTTATTTACAATATCAAAAAAGCTATCATTGTAATGATGTTTAATCATATCGGATATTGCATTAATATTTAAATAAAATTTATCACCTATATCCCAAAATGCTCTATCAACAAATCTAAATGTATCAATAAGTTCAGCTGTTGTTGCACCACTTCTATATTTAGCACCTAATGCAACATCTTTTGGATTTTTGTTAGAACCTGAACATTGACCAAAAATTGAATTGTCTGAGGTTCCATTAATCCATTTATCATTAATTGATGATAATGTTCTGTATATTAATAAATTAATAGTTTTATCATCACTTGTACCAAATATTTCTTGTTCAGCTTGGTCATCTTCTGTTTTTTCTTTACTTGGTTCTGTACTATTTAATTTAGTAAAAAATGTTTCTAGAAAACCTCTAAATAAATAACCAGTTGCTAGTATTGAATCGTGATAACTTGAAACACTTTTAGTGAGATAATCTAAATTATCGGGAGCATAACTTAAATTTAAATTTAAATTTGTAGTGATATTAGTATTGATAGTTGTATATGTAATTGTTGACGGTATTAATGAACTTGGTACACAATTTTGTATATAAACAGTTTCAGTTAATAAACCAACTATATTGTTCATTACTTCAGTATCAGGTCTTAATTCTAAATTGAATTGAAAATTACCATTTGATTCTTCATCATTATCTTGATTAAATAATGCTGTAGTAACCATATTATAATTTTTCAATATATTTGAGTTATCATTTAGATACTTTGTAATTTTAGAGGTATTTGTATCACCTGGTGCGTCAATAGCTTGCTTAATTAATTTCCATTTATTTTCATATTTTATAATACTCTTATCCTCATTTGATTTATCACTATCTCTACCGTACCAAATTTCTAATTCTTTTTGAAAGTATTTAAATCCAGAAACTTCATCATTAACCCAATTTTCAAAATATTTAATCAAATAATCTTTAATATCAGATGGTAATCCCAATAATGTTCTATCAATAGGTGTATAACAATCAGTTTGAGTATATTCTTTATCAGGGTCACTATTAAAATACATACCCCAAGGTTCAAAACTATTTTCAGAATAATATAAATATTCTCTTATTGTTGGTTTTCTACCCGTATATCTTGGTATTAATCTACTGAATACAGAGGTATTACTACCAGCGTTGTCAAAAACCATTGGGTCTTTACCTTCTGAATACCCATATTGATTTCTCCAAAGAATACCACCAATAAATAATACCCATGCTTTTGGTGCATTAACAAATGCGCCATTTAATTTAAACATTGATTTTATTGATAATATTTGTGTTAAACCATATGGGTCACTTTCTGTTAATCCAGCTTCTTTTCTAGTGTCAAACATTGCAAATTCAGATGAATCATCACCAGGTGTAATAACACCTTGCCATGGAAATGTATGTAAAAATAATAATGCTTTTACTCTAGTACTCCATTGGTAATTATAAAATTTACTACCGAATAAAGAAAAAGTTAAACTTTCAGCAAACCCAAATTCAATAAATGGTACATATGGTTTAGATTCACTAACTAAAAATTTATCAATTAAATATTTTTGTTTTCCAAAGTCTGGAAAACGTCTATTCAAGTTTTGTTTATTAGCCCCATAAATACTTATTGCTTTATCATATGGTTGTATTTTAAAAGTTTTATCTTCTTCACTTGGCATTCTATCAGTATAGTATTCTTCTTTAGTATTTTTATTACATAAATAAGACCCAAATGGGTATTCTGTTTCTTGTATATTTTGACTATAAAATGCTGATATTGATGATGAAATAGGTTGGTCAGGTATTGATGGACCTTCACCAACCCAATTCTGATATGTTGATGTTCCAAATCCATTATAATCTAAATTATTTACTTCTAAAGCAGCATAATTACCACCTAAAGGGTTTAATATACCTAAAACTACGGCGCTATTACTTGGATTTGATATATACGCATTTTTAAATGTCGATGGCATAATGGTTTTTTCAGCAAACTTTGTTTTATATTTATCAATTATATCAGTACCAAAACCTGGTGTCATAGCTTTAGCGGTATATGTATTTTTATCGATTATTTTAAATAAATAAGAACCATCTGATTCTGATTTTTTATAATTCGAACCATTTTTTCCAGCACCAAATTCCCATAAATTTTTAGGTTTACTTACATATATTGTATCTGGTGATAAATTTTTTATAGATTTTTGTGATTTTAATTTATTACCACTATAAAATACAGAACCATCATAGTTTTTATTTACTGGTATATATGACCTATTATCTTTATTATCTATAATATACGTGTACTTATAATAGGTAGTTGTTCCAGTAATCTTTTCCATTATTGGTTTTTTCTCACCTTCATTAACACCTGGGTTTTTAATTGTATCTTTACCTTCTAATCCATTATAAAATAATACATGGTTAGTTTGTTTAACTGGGTCAGTATTTCCACCTAAATTTTGTAATTCTTTAATTATATTTAAACCATTTTCAGTTTTTTTAGCAGCTTCATATAAATTTGCAGCTTCTAATTCACCATAAATTTTTACTAAATCTGTTTCAATTTTTGAATTTACTGATGATGTACCTAATAATAAAAAACCTCTCATTAGTAACAATCTAAGTACTTCATCACTTTTTCCAGTTTCACATGCTGCAATGTATGGATTTTGTTCCATACCAGACGGTGGTGTATCAACAACTGATATTGGAAACCAAGGGTCTTTTATTTGTTCTGGTAATGAATCTATATCTGCACCTTGTTCAGCTTGTTCGGCATCTAATTCTTTATCAAATTTAGCTACATTCAATAATTCTTTATGTAATTCTTCAGTAAATACGACTTCTTGAATATTCATTGGTACAATACCAGGTGCTGAACCTAACCAAGTTTCTTCATATCCCTCACTACCTTTTTTCTGTCTATATTCTGGCCATGGATATATATTATTACTTTGAATTTCTTTTTGGTTAACATTTATTTTACCAGAAATCTTATTAAATTCAACAGCTCTTTTACCATCTTTATCTGTTTGAGCTTCAACTGAAACTTCTCTTAATACTTCTAGAAATATTTCACAGTTTACTGATAATACTCTAAATATGTTTCTAATTGTTGGTTCAAAACCAACCGTTTCTTGAGCTTGGTTTGCCGCTTGTTCACCTATTCTTTGAACCGTATCATTTCTATTAGTTTGTAATGCTGCTGATTTTACATCAATTTCGTAATAAGGTCTAAGAAAACTATATATATTTATACTAGCATTATTATCAATTGGTGTTGTAATTGCTGCTCTAATTTCTTTTAATAAAATAATAATTTTTTTCTTATCTTCTTCAGTATCTGAATATTTACCAGCTGATTTTTGTATAATAAATGGAACACAATTATTTATATCTTCATTACTAATTTCACTATATTTTATATCACTAATAATAATAACTGAATTTAATGTTTCTTCACTTAATTTTAAATTATTATCTATTATATTAGGGTTGATTGTTGTTAATGTACTTGTGATACTTTCTTTATATGTTTTTATAGCATCATCAGCTTTTTTAATATTATCAGCATTATTTGGTATACCTAATACACTACCAGTGGTTGACCTAAAATAATTGTTTGGTGGATTTTGACCATCATATATTGTAGTACTTGCTGTATCGATTAAACCTTTAACATTAGCAATATCATCAGATATACTATCATAAGCATTTACTTGTTGTACTGAATCATCATTTTCATTAGTTTTATCGTATACAAAATTAAGTTCATTCAACCTTTTTAACATATCATCAATACTAATAATTAAATTAGAATTTTCACCATATGCTACTTGTTTTTCTGCTAATTTTTTTTGACCTCTTTTTGTTCTAACTGATGCTCTAATTAATCCCATTAACATATCGGTTAATAATGCATAAGTATAACCAATAAATTCAGCTTGGATTTCAAAATTACCAGTATCTGAATTAAATGCAGCATTCCATCTTTGCATATGCAAACAGTAATTAACTGTTTTACCATAAAAACCTTTAACCTTTAAACTAAATATTGGATATGGTAACTCAAAGAACATTCTATATTTAGACATATTACCTTGTGATAATATAGCATTACCTCTAACATCAATAAATTTGATATTAATCATTGGTGCATATGCTGTATTAAATTCTATATTGATACTTTCTATACCTAAACTTTCATAATCATCAAAAGATTGAGTATTACCCATGTTCATAATATCTAAAGCAATAACTTCAGTATATCTAGTAGTTAAAGATGGTTGTGATGATTCTTCATTTACTTTACTACCTTCAATAAATCTAACAGAGCCAGAATTACCAATAGTATTAATACTTTCTTTACCAGAATAAATAATACTTCTATCCTTTCTAGTTGCTGAAAAATCAACTTTAATACATAAATCCTCAGGATTAACCATTGTATTGTTTGACAGATTTGGGTCAACCCAAATTACTCTACCAGTACTTGATTTACTATTATCTTTTTCTTCCTCTAAATCAGCCATATAATTCTTTATATCTATTAACTTGGTTTATATATCTTTCTAATGCTGAATCAAACGGATATGGTATTCTTATAACATCACCGTCTTTTATATTAAATTCTAAACCACCATATTGTGGATTTGCCAACATTATTAAAAATCCATGATATGGATTATTATAATAACTTTGACTTAATTTGTCAAGTCTAGTTTTAGTTAATTTATAAACAACATTTTTATCAGTTGTGGAAACGGGTATGTTTATGTAGGGTACTGGTGTAGTCGTACCTCTAAATTTGAATTTTTCGTATCTATCAAAATATTTTGCCATAATGTGTTATTTTTTTTAATTACTAAAATATTCAAAACCATTCTGATTATTAAGTTTAAAATCTAAAGCTGCTATTTTAGTACCACCATAATATGCAATTATAATATAATCATTACCTTGAACAATATTATGTTTATCATATACCCCAGTACCAAAAGAATTTGTTGGTTCACCAAAAAAGAAACCAGAAATAAGTATTGCACCTTGGTCTTTTGATATATTTTTTGAATCCCAAACTACAACTTCTTCAGTTAATATTTCACCATTTTTTGTTTGAATACTTAATTTTATACCTTTATTAATAAATGTTTTGTATTCATCATCACTTAATAATAAATTATTTATACCATTAATTATTTTATAAATACCCTCACTTTTTAATTTTGTTCTAATTATTAAACCAACATTACCATATGTATTTTCTATAGTTAAATATGCAAAACCAGTTATTTTAGGACCGTTTGTTGTTTCACTTAATGGTTGTGAACCACTATTTGCATTAGCATTTTGTGCAACTTGATTTACATCACGAGTTGTATTTGGACTTAAACCAGTGATATCAGATGCGTTCGGTAAAATATTATATTGTGTTGTAATACCACTTACACCATTTACAACTTTACCACCATCTTGATTAATTTCAATAGTATCAGCTCGTGGGTCATAAATTTCAGTATTAGCAAAATAATTAAACGATACAGCATTTTGTAATCTATTAATTGGACCCCTAAGACTTGAACCACCAATAAATGAAAACGATAAATCAACATTACAAATCATAGGTTGTACACCAACACCTTCTGGATTTAAATCCCAAACAAGTGGTTCAAATGTAAAGTTTAAGTTTTCTATAATAATTTTAGTATTATAAAAATCACCAACTCTTAATATACACACTGGTGGTCTACCAAATGCTAAATTATTTGGGTTATTATTATCAACAGCACCTAATGTTGGTCCTTGTCTCATACATTGTTGTAAGAAATTTAATCTAGCATTAAACCCTTCAGGTGTTGTTGAATGGAATGCTGGTTGAAAATATTTTATTTTTGATTTAATTGATTTATACGCAATTGAGTCACTTAATGCTAATTTTTCAAAATAATCACATTCACTATAAAATCTAGAAGTTGGAATTTGTGGCACTCTAATTTTTGGTGGAATAACAGTTTCAGGTGTTTTTTCACCTTTTGGGTCTTCTAATGGTTTTAAATTAGGGTCAACAACAAATCTAACAGTAACATATCTATTAGCTTTACAACCATAAACATCATTTTTAGATTTTAAATAATTTTTCTTTCTAGCAATCACATTTGGTGTTGGGCATGAGCCACCACCACCTTCAGTCGCTCCCTTACCTTCAGCAACAATTGATACTCTTTCAGTAAATGGTGGTTCAGTAATAACGTTTTTAACTAACCAATCTTTAACGCTTTCACTTCTAAGTTTAGATAATTCATCATTTCTATTATCACCAAAAGTACCAACAGTACTAGCATAACCAACAACCTCAACTTTACAATGTTTACATTTAGTTAATAAATAATCTTGTAAATCTTTAGCATATTGTTGGTCTCTAAAACTTGGATATTTTTTATCACCAAGTCTAGTTCCAGTATATGATGGTGTAGTCCCCGTTGCATTTAAACCAAAATTAGTTCTATCTGGTTCTAATCTACCATCACTACCTTGAGTAACTCCAGCAGTTTCTGAACACTGAACTGATGACCAAGTTTTTCTACCGTTTACATTAAATTGATAACACATTTCAGTGTAAGCTGATAATCCAAAATTAGCACCAGTTACATTATCTTTATATAAAATTGGGTCTGTTCCAGGATTTTGTAATCCATTTTCATATAACGGATACTTATCCAAATCATAAACATCATTTGGAAAATATACGTTAAATGATGGTGGTGGTAATTCTGGTTCTAATTTTTCAACTGGTTTTTCTTGTGCATTAACTACTTCAGTTTTATCCTTTTCTTCAGTAGTCATTATTTGTTGTAGTTTAGTTTCTTCTAATGGTATACATCCAGCAAAAAATGAAGCAACATAATCATCAAAGTTTTTAGAATCTATACCATCGGCTCCACTAATGAAATTTAAATAATTTGGATGGTCAATAATAATTTTCCAACTTAAATTACCAGTTCTTTCAGTATTATTGTATGTATACATTGGCTCACCTCTACCTATAAAATTGTGTTTATCCCAACTTGCTGAAGTTGATTCACTAAAATTAATATCATATGGTGGGAACCACATAATTCTACCTTTGTGTCCACTTAATGAATCACCAGGTCCAACTTCACATGGTAATAAATTAACCAAGTTATCATTCCAAGCTAAATTCTCTATTGAAAACATGTATTTTTTAACATCATCTACTATACCACCACTATCATTAGTAGATGTTAACGGTGATACTTTAACAAAACCATTATCATCTAAAACTGAAAATTCAACATTTCTTCTAAAAATATTTTTATTACCACTACCATATAATCCTCTACTTTTTTGTAAATCAAATACATTATCATACCTATCAAAGACTGTCCATGTTCTACAAAATACTTTTGATGGGTCATCAGTTTCACCTTTAATTAATGAATTATATGATAATACACCACTACCTTTTGGTACAAATCTATTAATCCTTGATACAGCAGTTTGTATTTGTGATTGATTATCATCTTTAACACCATGTCCAGTTATTAATGTTTTCATATTATTACTTTCAAACAATTTCTTTGTTTTATATAATAATGTTTTTGGATTTTTAAATGTACTATTCGGTGTAAATTGTTTTTCATTTTCTGGTATATTATTATTAGTATCTTCCCAACCAAAAGCGTCTTTATATTCTTCAACAAGTGTTTCACCTACCCTTATTAGTTCAGAATCACTTTCAGATACGGGTAAATCACTACGATTAGTAAATCCACGATATTCTTCATTCCAACCATCATCACTAATTTGACCACTTCTATCATAATTACCTGAGGATATTGGACTATTTGCTTTACCATTTAAAAAATCAATAATACCACCATCACCATCAGCTCTAGCATATAAATTAGAATTGGTTCCATCACCAGTTTCTTCACCTTTTGATTTTCTACCATCTTTATAACCTGGTGCATATCCTTGTCTTAATGAAGTACCTTCGGGGTCATTTGAAATCATTAAATTGGCTCTCATATGGTTCATAAGTGATTGAACTTGACCCATACCAGAATTTGCAATCATTTCATTAGCTCTTTGAATGTTACCTTGACCTATATATTCTAATTTATTACCAAATGTAAAAATACTTGATGATTGTTCTAATAAACTAACTGGTGATTGAGCACCTAATACGTTTGCAGCAAAATTAAGAATTTTACCAACTTTACCTTTAGGTACTGTAATGCTATAGTTCAAAGTAACCAAAGGTTTTCCTTGAAGTAATGTTAATGGATTTAAATTTAATTTACCTAATGTTTCTTGTTGTAAACCAAATGCAGCATTGTAACCAACATGTGCTAATAATTGTTGACCACCAATATTACCTAATTGAGTATCATTTATAACACCAGTTGCACCCAATGTTCTACCTAACAATGTTGACCTAATATCTTCATTAGCAATTAAACTACCATTGGTAACGTTTAAACCAACACCTTGGCCACTAACTAAACCAGCTAAAACATCCACAGCTTGTTTACCAGGACCACCTATAGCTAAATTATTATTTTCATCAATATAAGAAGTTAAATTTTGAAAAGTAGGTACAGCTTGTGTATTTAAATTAATTACACTTTGTTTTGGTACATCAACATAAATATTTTTAGTTGTTAAACTTTGTCTAATTGAATCACTATTTGTTAAACTACCATTATAAACAAATTGACCATTTAATAATTCATTTGAATTAGCATATGGACCTTGATTACCTATTGTATTGTTTGTTGATTGATTTAATATAATCTCAACTTGAGAATAATCACCAGCACCACCTTGGTATGTATTTAAAATTGTATTTAATTCTTGATATAATTGACCAGTATCATTAATACTATTAGACGGTTGAACCGCATTTGGTAATGTTTCAGTGGCTACTGGATAACCAATACCAGCTAATAATGATTGTAAACCATTATCAACTACCGTATCGGTAACTAAATTCTTTAATAATAGATAATCTCTAAACGTTGGAGATAGTGAATTTATTGAATTTGACATAGTGTTAATTCTTTATATATAAATACTATGTTACTTAAAATTTTGAAAAAATAAATGATTTTTAAATAATATATATTATATAATAATATTATATTAATTAATATATTATTATTATACTATATTTAATTATTATTATTATAATATATTATTATATTTAATATATTATTATTAATATTATAATTATTATATATAAATAATAGTAAATTTTTTCTTATTCGACAACAAAAAAATGAATTTTAACAAAAAATTAACATTTATTCTTTACCTGACTTTTTAGTACCACTACCTGATAATTTACCACCACCAGCGGCCAGTGAAATCGATTTATTTACAGCTTCACTAATTCTTCTCATGAATTCAGGTTCATTTGCAAATTGAGTACCTAATTTTTCATTTCCAGGTATATTTACATCAATTGTAATTTTTAAATTTTCAAATTTATGTGTCATTTCACTTGGTGCAGATGAATTATTTTTAGATAATTCTTGTGCTAATTTAGCGTTACCATTAACACTTGTACCAGCTATTTGAACAGCATCATTAACCTTTAGGAATTTATCTTGTGGGTTATACATTACTGAATCATTTGATTTATATAATGTACTACTTGAATCATATCCACCCATATTTTGTTTAGCTTTAGTAAAATACTCATCATACGTACCAACACCAGCACCAATTAAACCACCAATCGCTGCACCCCATGGTCCAAGCATTGCACCCATACCAGCATATTGCGCTGCCGTACCACCAATACCCAACATCTTACCACCAGTACTTTCTGGATTATCCATTTGACTTCTACCGTATTGCATACCAGTACCAAGAACACCTAAACCTAACCCAAGACCCATTGAACCCATTGTTCCAGCAGCAAATTTACCACCAGCAATATTTCCACCAAGTGCTTTTTGCATACCACTCATTGGTAGTGCTGGACCTATTTGACCACCAGGAACACCAAAAGCACCACCACCACCTGGCATACCAGGCATTCCACCACCCATTCCACCACCGCCCATTTTGAATCCTTGAGCTAAATACATACCATTAGTAATCCAAGTAATTGCTTTACCAGCAAGTGCAAGTGTAAGTCCAGCTATTACTGTACCTTTTGGTCCTAAAAATTCAACAATATTAAGAATCCATTTACCTAATGAAGCAACCATATCAGCAGCACCTTTAACAAACTCTCTCAATGTTTTAAAGAAACCTTCTTGACTCCATTTCTTAACCATTTCTTGAATTGGACCACCCAAACCTTCTTTTAATTTTTGAGCAAAAGGTAATAATTGTTGTTTAAACATTAAAATTAAATCTTGTAAAGTTTCATCAAATGTTCTAGCATCTTCAGCTCTTTTATCCAATGCTTCTGATTCAGATTTAATTCTTGCAATATCACTTTTACTTAAATCTTTTAAATCTTTACTAAAACTACCAGCTTCAATTTTCCATTTACCATCTTTAAATTTAGCAAATGAACTTATCAATTCAGTATCTTCTTGATTAAAAATACCACCTTTAAGACCTTTTCTAACTTCTTGTATTCTTTGTTCAGCTTCAGCCATCTCTTGCAACTTCTCAACCGATATACCAGTTATTTGTGATATCTCACGCATCCTATCAGCAGCAAGACCATTTTTAATGTTAAACTCACCAGTTTCCTTATTGAATTCAACAAATTCAGCCGATGCTTTACCAATGTCTTTAGCAAAACCTTCAAAGTCATTTCTAGCTTTAAACATTAATTGCATTGGGTCACCAAGTGCAGAAAACTTACCACCCATTGTGGTTAATTGAGCGGCCATTTCAATAGCACCTTCTGGTCTGAAAACCCTTTCAGCCATACCAGCAATACCTTCCATGTCTAATCTAAGTTTAGTAGCTTCAGCTGAAAATTTAGCTAATCCAGCAATACCACCTTTAAAATTAAATCTTTGAGCTAATTTTAAATTATTTTGAAATGATTTTAAAGCTGCGGCACCATTAACACCAATTTTAGCAGCTTTATTCATTGTAGACTCAACAATTGTACTTGTTCTTTCGGCTGAAATGTTAAATTTATCCATTTCACCAGCAATCTGAACAGCAAATTCTTTACCTAAACCAGTACCTTCAGCTAACTTAGCCATAGCTTTATAACCATCTTCAGTTAACATTACTGATTTACCAATAGCTTCACTATAACCACGTTGCATTACCGCTAAATCTTTAACACCAACACCCCACATTGTTGTAGTTTCTGCGGCTTTAGTAATCGTATTGTACATATTATCGTACTGTTTTTGACCACCAGCCATACTACGAACAGCATTACGGATTTCTTTGTCCATCTCAAAGATACCAGTACCTTTAAGCATACCGAAACCTTTACCAATCAATCCTGGTACCTTACCTAAAAACCCAATAGCTGAACCTAAACCAGCACTTATTAAACTAGTTTGTTTAGCCGACTCAACTAAAGCATCATTTTGTTGTTTAAGTAAACCTAATTCTTTTTCAGTTATAGCAACACCTTCTTTCTTTGCTGCTAATATTTTCTTTAACTCTTTTTCTTTTTCTTTAAGAGCTTTAATTTCATCAGCATCACCGTCAGCAGTTGCTTTATTAAGTTTTTCAGTATTTTTTACTAAATCTTTTTCAGCTTTAAGTTGTTCTTCTTTTAATTGAGTAACTTTTTGCTCAATAAATTGAATATTTTTTTGTAATTCCTTAATTTTTTTAACAGATTCTAAATAGCCACCAATACTGCTGTTCATCTTTTCCTGAAGTTCAGCAGATTCTTTTTGAGCTCTTTTCCACTCTTCAAATTTTTCCTTATCAAATTCGTATTTTGCCATAATTAGTAAGCGTCAGTAACTCTTATCGTTCTATTCTCACGATATTCATCTTCAGTGTTATAATCTATTATTAAAGTTGCTCTAAACTCATCTCTAGTATCACCATAGATTGTGTTTATTTTAAACATAAACCCATTTCCATAAAGGAAAACTGTAATACCACCTTTTACATTTGTTCTTTTCTTTGCTTTAACTTTATATTTTTTAGTAATATCTAAAGTTATATCACCTCTATTAAAACTTTTATCAAGTAATTGTATAAAGTATTCTTCATTATTTTTGAAGAAATCAACAACCAAGTCCTTTTCTTTTTTATCTCCACCAGTATTATCATAGAAATTAAATTTCTTTAATATTGATTTAGCAGCTAATATACCTTTTGGTTTACCACCAACAAGTCTTTTCCAAAAACCTGGCTTAGATAAGAATGCTGCTTTAAATGTTGGATTACTTAAAACCATACTAGTTATATCTTCAGGTGTCATATCATCTATTTCTTCATCAGACATGTCCTCAATATGTTTTTCATCAGTAGGTTCCTCTTTTTTATCTTCTTTTTTATCAGATGATGAAACCAAATCAATATCAATAATATTTTTTATTAATATTTTTTTATAGGCTCTATTATTATCATCACCTTGACCAGATATAATTTTTTTGAATGTTATATTGTAAACTGATTCAACATTATCTTCATCAGTAAGTGATGATACCATTTGTTGAACTGAACTAGAATTAACATCTAACATTAATTCAGCATTGAGTAATTCATCGTATGCTTTTGCTGGTCCTTTAGCATCAGAATATTCAAAGAATAAACTATCGTTTTTATTATCTATTAAATTTAAATCTATTATACCACCATTTGATAATGTTAATCTATATAGATTACCTGATTTCATTCCTTTTAATTCATCTAAAAATGGGTTAATATCTTTTACCTTTACATAATTTTTAAATTTTTCATCTTCAACATCTGGTTTTTCAATATCGATATCTTCACCACCCATATTGAGTTTTGAAATATTTTTAAATGTTGATTTTTTCCAAGAACTGGTTGGGAATGTTTTTAATATTTCTGCTAATTTAATAGAATCTTTTTTCTCATTCTTTAAATTATCTGGTAAATTTTTAGGAACATTAATGGTTTTAAATGTTAAATTATTTTTTGCTAAATCAGAAACAGTTATAAAAAAGTAATTATTTTTATAAACACCGCTATCTAGGTTTTTTAAATATACTTGACCACTATCATTAAATATTACTTCAAATGTAAGTTTACCACCCTTATCATCAGTATATTCTAATTTATCACCCGTCTTAAGTTTTTTTATGGCATCCTGATATTTTTCTTCAGTTATAAGACCTTCAGATATCAAAAATTGCCATTCGTTAATTATTATCTTCATTATTAAAAATAGTTACTATTAATAAATATCTAAACCAAAGAAAAATACCCAACTTATTTACTCGTTGGGTATTTCTCCTGATTTCATTTTAGCTTTTAATTGGTCACCAGTTACTCTAGTTGTTCTACTACCTTTGGCACCTTTATTATTTATAGCTTCTTTTTGTTCTTCAAATGCTTCAGTTTTTTTCTGATTTTCATTAATCAAATGTGATAAATATTGTCTTCTTTCATACACTGACATATTCATAACATCACTGTAAGTGAACCCTATATGTTTTACACAATAATATATTTCTTCTAATAGATAAGTCTTATAGCTCAAAGTCAGGCCAAAAAAACTTGAGTGTAAAGGGAAGAAATCGAGTAACGGACCCTCCCCCAGGAGTCCCGAACGTAATGTTCATGTCAATTCCACAATTAATGTCAGCCATATATGCTTTTAGTTTTTTACTATCCATTATTCTCATATTCTCAATAAAATCAGAAATATAACTTTTTTCTCTAATACCATCGATATCAATAATTTGAGATTCAAGTAATAATGTTGCTTCAGTATTAATTAAATTATTTTCTTCTTTTAAGAACTGCGCTAATTTTTCAAGTTCATCAATTTCACCAATTGTTAATAATTTAAACTTAACAGTTGATTTTGAAACTGGTAATGTAAATGAAAATAAACCATCAGCATCTGGCTCAATTGGTAATTGCTTAACCTTTAATTTAGTTAAATCAACTTCAGTTTCAAATGGTTTATCATTTTCATCTAAAATTGTTACTGGATACATTTCACCATAACCAGTAGCTCTAAGCCAAATCATAATAGCATCTCTATCACCAGGTAATAAATCTCTATATCTTAATTCTGGTTCCAATACCTTTCTGTTTAGTAATATCTCCAAGAAATCACCACTTTCCAATAAATTTGGTGATGTTAAAATATTCTCATCAGCAGCAGTTAAAAATGATACTTTAACTCTACCTTTTTTATTTCTATATAATTTACCTTCACTTGGTAAAGGGATTATATCATAAGGTTGATTCATTTGTGGTTGACTCAATTCTGAAATAGCTAAACTATTATCAACTCTTACTTCTTTTTTTAAATTTTCCATAGGACTTTTCATTACATGTGGTTGAACAACCGTTTTAGGATTTAATGCAGCTCCAGCAACATCTTGGTTAATTAATTCTTCTTCTTTTAACCTTTCAGAATTTCTTAGCGCTTCTTCTCTTAATCTCAATTGTTCTTGAGTTCTTCTAGCCATTTCAGCAGCAGCTGAAGCTTCACCTTCTGAAACTTGACCAGATGTTATTGTTTGTTCTTGTTCTTGTGCAATTTCTGCACCAGTTTGATTTGCAGCAGCAATTTGTTCTGCCGTTGGGAAAACTTTTGGTTTATCGCTCATAATTAAAACTTATTTACTATTATTTATAACTTCAAAAATAAATATAGTTTAATAAGTTTTTTTGTAAATAATATAAAAATAAAAAACCACTATCTCAAGTGGTTTTCTGTTATTTATTATAACTTAGCATTTCTATTACTTTCTCTTCTGAGTCAGCATCAGTTAATTTTATACCTTTGTACTCATCAATATAATAACCTTGTGTTGGGTCATATGTTATCCAAAGATTAGTATCACTCCAATCATTTTCACCTTTAGGTTTTGTAAATATCAAATCATAATTACCATAATTATTTTTATATTTTATATCAAAAAAAGTATATATCCCGTTAGTTGTTTGAATTGTTTGTCCAACATAACTTTTTTTGAATTCATTTTCGAATCCTTCCTTATCTTTAATATTTTGTTTTTCGTCAGATTCACCCTTTTCTCTATTACCTAAATAAGTTGTCCATGGATAGTTACCAGTATTTTGTAAATTACTTCTATATGTGTTTAAATCACCTTCTTCAACACCTTCATTTTGTTGGGGCATAAATTTAATATCACCACCTTCAGCTTTACGTCTTATAAATTTAACAACTTCATCAGCAGTTCTAAATTCACAATCAACACATTGAGTATACAATATATTATTAACATAAAATTTACCATTAATATTATTTCTAACTTTATAAAGTTTACTATTTAAATCATAAGTTATTTCTAAATCTAAATCCATAACTTTTAAAGCACCATAATTGATTGTAAAATTTGGTTTTAAATCCTCAACTTGTCTTTTAACCATAGCTAATTCATTTTTTCCATCTACGTGACCAATATCACCAAGATAACCACCACCAATTGGGTTTTCATTTATTAAACCTTTTGATTCCAAATACCTCTGTTCAGCTAATAAATTAACTTTAGACATATTATGTTTTTTATCACCTTTTCTCATTTCAATTTTATTATAAATATTTGATTAAAATAAAAAAAACCTATATTTCTATAGGTTTTCTTTTAATTGTTTAATTATTTTTTGATTTTCATTAATCATTTTAATTCTCTTACTTAGGTTTTTCCTATTAATTTTAAAAAAGTACATAAGTACTTGATTATCAATATATCAGAACAAAAGTATAGCTCTGTCAAATCTCAAGTCAGCTGTGATATCTGCGATACCATCATCATCCATTGATAAGTCACCAAAGTTAACGTTAGTTAACATTGTCCCTTGTAATTGCCATTTCTCAATAACAACACCCGTTGGGTCAAGCATTTCTAATTCAATATCTTTTTTGTAACCAGCAGCATAACCTTGTCTACCAGTAATAGATTCTGATTGTAAACGAACCCACTCCATGATAGCTTGTGCAGCAGATGGACCAATCGGGTCTCTAAAAGTTACACTAATAGATTCCCAAGTAAATCTACCGATTACCCAAGTAGATGTATTTAAGAAAGGAATTTCAACTTCATTCTGTGTAATTGATGGTCTTGATGCAGACGCTAACCACCATTCTTGTATACCCAAATCAGCTGGAAATCTTAAAAGCCATCTATTCTTCTTTTTAGGCTCATAAGGTACGGGCATTTTCATTAATAAATCAGCCATGTTCTTTTATTTTTAATTTTTTTTTGTTATCTTTTATTATAAATATTGATAATTCTATTTTTTTTAAAAAAGGGGTTAATTAATAACCCCCTTTTATTATTTTTTTAGATATCATCAAATGAAGCACCAGTTGGTACAATGTTGAACTCAACACAGATAAATTCTAAAGCTCTAGTTGGTTTCAAGAATATTCTACCACATAACTCATTTCTATCAATAGATTCTGGAGTTACATCAAGAACTACTCTAAAGTCTGTTAAACCTCTTTCACTTCTAATGTTATCTAAGATTGGGTTAACCAAACTTAAGAATTGATTTCTAACTATATCATCATTTTGTTCGAATAGTAATCTAATTGCAACAGCAGAGATAAGTTTTCTAGCTTGTAGTAACAATCTTCTAACATTGATTCTGTCAAGAGCACTCTCTTTAACTTGTAATGTTTTGTTACCCCAAATTTTAATACCTTCAGATGCAAATGTTGCAATTGGGTTAATTCTGTTTTCGTATAATACGTCTCTTTCACCTAATGTTAATTTAACTCTTGCTTTGATAGCATCAACATCACCTCTTTGAACACCAGCAACGGCGAACCAAGGGAATGCAATATTATCAGTTAATGCAATGTTTCTAACAACATCTCTTGTTGGTGGAACGTAAATGTATACATTATTTTCAGCATCATTAATTTGAATCCATGGCCAGTATGTACAAGTGTAGTTACTATCAAATTGTCCGTATAATTGGTCAGTTACATCTTCTACAGTTAATACATCACCAGCAGCATCTGTGTCAGGTGTTGTAACAATGTATAAAGAGTCAGCTCTATCTTGTTCAACCATTTCAATTGATTCCTCAATTAAGTTAGTGTTACTAAATGTATCGATACCTGGAGTTGCGAATACGTTAATATTTGTTGCTTCTGGGTTTTTGAATGTCCAAATAGCCTCTAAGTATGCATAGTAATCAGATGTAATACCTGGGTCACCGTTAGATAATGTTCTATTAGCGAATGTACCATTATTTAAACCAGCAGAACCTTTTGTACCGTTAATTAAATAAGGGTCAGTATTTGTTCTTCTAGTTCTATATGGGTCCCAACCATCAAATCCACCGAAAGGTACGAATGTAAATTTACGAGAGTATAATTTTTCGTAATCAGTTCCTTGTAATTGGAAATCATTTTGGAATGAACAACATCCAGTTTCAAATTTATAAACTGGGCTATATGTACCACCAGTTGAATTAATAACAATATGAACATTATCAATTGTTGCAGCACTAGCATGAACATCCATATGGAAACCATAAGTCATACCAGTCCAAATATCTGTTGTTGTACTATCTGGTGCACCTTTGTAATCAAAGAAATCTTGGTCGATTCCTAATGTATCAGTTAAACCTAAATAATATTTACGTTTGTTCTCAAATGCACCATATGTTCTTTTATATTCAATATTTGGAGCTTGAACAGTTGTATTATTATTTTCAGTATAATCTCTCTGTGGGTAACCAATAAATCCAGCTGGGAAAGCATCAGATGTATTAGAATCACTTTCCATCTCAACTAAAATATAGTTTGACATTGAAGGGAATTCACCATCTAATGAACCAATTCTTTTAGCAATGTAATTGTTTGAAGCTGGGTTCATTGAACATCTACTATAAGCTTCCAAAATATTTGGTCTAGCATCAGTATCATAGTAACTTCTAACTATCAAATCAAATTCTTTAGCATCTGGTTGGATGTTTCTAATTGAAATTTTAAATTGTTTATTAGCAGAATTACCATCAGAAATTGTCCAAAGTCTGAATAATCTCATTAAGTTTGTACCACGAAGTTCAGATACAACCCATGGAGTTACAGCTGGTTGGAATTCTTTTTTATAATCATCGAATGCTCTGTTATATTCAACTAAGTTTGTAATGTTAATACCTAACACCTCATCATTAGTAATATAATCACTAAACATATTTTCATAGATTTCTTCAACAAACAATGCTGTCTTACCATCTTGTGGGTCTCTACCTAATACATTTGTAATATAATTTTTCTTAGTTTTATCAAATGATAAGACATAACTAAATGCACCAGAAATATTTGATGAACCAGTAATTGAGAAATCACCATAAGGGCTGAATTCAGCAGTAGTTGGTGTTGAACCAAATGTAACTTGAGTGTTTGCAGAAACTTCAAATACTAATTGCTCAGAACCATTGTATCTACCTCTAGAACGTAATAAAGCAACTACTTTATTTTCAACACCAGCATAACCAGTACCTGAATAAACAATAGTATCACCAGATGTAGAACCCGTAACACCATTAGCATCAGATGTAGTTGAAACTAAATAGAAGTTATCAATCTCAGCTCCTTGGAATGCTGTACCAACTTTTTCAAATACCACTGGTATTGATGTAAGCGGTCCAACTGAAGAAGACGCTAAATAATCTAAATTTAAATAACCATTATCCCATAAGTCTTGAACAACTGGGTCAGCAGATACTAAACTTGTAATCGTACCACCAGAATTTGCTACAAATGATATTAATGGGTCATAAGATGAAGTAGAAACTTCACCGATTGTTGCTGGGTCCAATGCAGCACTTAATGTGATACCCCATGCTAAACCAGCATCATATCCAGAAAAACCTAATACTCTAGTTACGAATAATTGGTTTGATTGTGATAAATATGATTTTGCAATGTATGGTAATTCATACTTAGGTGCACCAGTGTCTTTAACTCTAGTAGCATTTAAACCACCAAAGAATGACCTAAATTCATCATAGTTAGAAACGAAAATAGGTTGGAAAGCTGGTCCTTGAGTTGTCTCACCAACTAACCCTAATGTTGTTACACCAACCTGACGTGTAACAAAGGTTAAATCTTTCTCGGATGTGTACACACCTGGACTGACGAATACTTTATCTGCCATTATTTACTTTTTTTAATTTATTATTATCTTGATTCATTTTATAATAAATATATAGTAAAAATCGAAAAAATTCTTTTTGTTGTTTTACAACAAAAAATAGTATGACAAATGTATTACTTTTGTCATATTTATTAAATAAAGACTTATGAAAAGAACAAAAAACCTTAAAATCACCCCAAATACTCACCAAATATTAAAAGAGTATTGCGAAGAAAATGGTTTAAAAATGTTTTCTTTTGTTGAAAAGATAATAAAAGAAAGGTGTGTTAAACCAAAAGACTTATATGGTGAATAAAAAAAAGCTGGAAATTCCAGCTTGTTTTTTATTGTTAATATTTTTTAAGCAGTTACAATACTAATTGTACCACCATTTGCAATTGTTAATTTATATCTAGTTCCATCTGGACTTTTCATTATAATTGAAGCTGCGACTTCATCTAATTCAACTTTAGGCATATAAACTGTATCAGCAGTTGACCCAACTATATTTTGACCACCAATAACAGCACTTCTATCACCACTTACTGTTGAATTGGATGAATGAATGAATGATGAAACACCAGTTGCGGTTGAACCTGAACCACCCGCATGTGAATAAAACCCAGATGCTGTTGTATATAAGTTTTGTGAATGTGAATTAATTCCAGTTGCTTTGGTACCATAACCTTCAGCGTGTGAACCAGTACCACTAGCAAGTGTACCAATACCTTCAGCATGTGTATTATATGTTGTTGCTGAGGTT